TTTCGTTGGAACATGCCGCAGGCTTACGATGCTGAGCAGCAGATGCGTCTCTACGCGGCATTGACCTGGATTAGCACAGCCATTGACCGGCCAGCAGAGATTGCGGCACAAGGCGAATTCAGCGTGACGCGCATTGTCGGTGAGCCGGGCGGCGCAGACGACGAAGAAATCCCCAATCACGAATTTGAACAGTTGCTACAGCGACCAAACCCGACTCAGAGTCGGGGCGAATTCCTGCGCGATGCGTTTACGATGTATCGCATCACGGGCAATCTCTATCTCTATCTCAATGCACCATCAGAAAACACACCACCGGACGAGATGTGGATTGTGCCGTCGCAGATGATTGTACCTATTCCAGATGGGCGCAGTTATATCAGCGGTTACAAATTCACACCGCCCGGTTATGTTAGTGAAAACATTGACCCCTGGAAAATCGTCCATCTGAAAACCAGCAACCCGATGAATCCGTTCATCGGGTTATCGTCTATTCAATCATTGGCGATGGACGCCTATGGCGACTTGGCGCAGCAGAAATGGAACCTGGCGCACTTTGACAAGAATAATGCGAAGCTCCCGTCCATCCTGGCATTCAAACACATGGTCGCAGACCCGGAGTGGAAAAGAATCAAAGCCGAACGTGATACCGAATGGGGCGGTACAAATCGCTCTGGCGTCACGCTTCTGCGCGGCGTAGGTGATAGCCTACAACTCATTCAGGCCAGCGCCACGCAGAAGGACATGGAGTTTCTGGCCGCGCGCAACTTCACCAAAGAAGAAATCTATGGCAAACTCGCGCCGGGGTTGGCAAGCATTCTCGCGGTCAATGCAACAGAGGCCAATGCCATCGCAGGCAAGTCTACGCTAATTGAATTCGGCGTGTGGCCGATGCTTGTACAATTAGCAGAGAAATTCAATGTCGAACTCCTGCCGCTCTATGGCGAAGGCCTGCGCGGTGAGTTTGAGGACATGCGGCAAACGAACCGCATTTTGGATTTGCAGGAGCAGGCGGAATACGAGAAGACGCATACGGTCAACGAAGTGCGCGCCGAATACTACAATGAAGGCCCTCTCGAACTGGACGCTGATGTGCTCTCTACCATGCCAGAGAAGCCACCCAGCAAGCTCGACCCGCGCGGCTTCCTGTTCCCTGTTCAAATCGGGCCGGGCACACCGGGTCCGAAGATAGAAGCGCCCAAGCATGAGCCGGCACCGGAAGAAATATCGATTGAGCAAGTTCCGGGCCAGCCGCCGACTATGCAAGCAGAAGGCAACGCCCTGCCAATTGACACCGCACAAATGCAATCACAACAGGCCGAACTCAAGGCATGGGAAAACTTCGCGCTCAAGCGGCTGGGCAAATCAGGCGGGCGCGAGTTTGAGCCGCGTATCATTGACGTGTTCGCAGCGGGCCGTATCCGGGCGGCGCTCAAAGCAGCGCAGACAGCGGCAGAAGTGCGGAAAATCTTTGAGACTGAAATGGGCATGGATGTGTTTGCCGAAGCGGTCGCTGAATTGAGACGCTATAATGATCTCCGCGCATGACATCGCCGCGGCGCACGTCGCTGTCAGGCTGGCTTCGAAAATGCCAGTCTTACATGCCGCCAAAGCTGAGGCCACGATAGACGATATGCTCTCAGGCTATGAGGGCGATTTGCAAGGACTGATTCAAGAACTTCTGCGCGGCGGCCACCGGCTGAACAAGGCCGACTTCCGACGCCAGATGAAAGGCCAGATACGCGACTATGCGCGCGAAGGTTTTAGGGTCGCGTGGGAAGAAGGCGGGGGTGATGTGGCCGAAGCCAAGCCCGATGAACTTGGCAAGATTCAGGACTGGACAAAAGAGCAACAGGGCTTCGTCAATGACTTCTCGGATTGGCTTACAGCAAAAGATAGCGACTTGGATGCTGTGCCTGGCCGCGTGGCATTTTGGGTGGCTGCCTTTCTTAGTTTTCTGAATGACATCAAGACGCTGGCGATGGGCGACCCGATGGGCGAGTGGGAATATGGTGATACTGAGCATTGCGATACCTGTCTGGAGTTGAACGGCCAGCGGCACAGGGTTTCGTGGTTTACGGAACGTGGTTACTATCCACGCAAGCCCGGCGCAGAATTGGACTGTGGCGGGTATCGCTGCCAATGCCAAGTCAAGAACCCCAAGACGGGTGAAAGGCTACTCTGATGGAAATTGATAATGAGATTGTCTTATTTATTGAACGCTGCCGGAAATCACTTGAAGACAAACACGTCGGAAAAGTTTATGACTTCGATAGAGACAAATTTTCAATCGAGATTATTGGAAGTAAGGTTCTCATATCTATGGTAGAGATCGGATTGTATTTTGTAATGGATGGGGTTGTAGTCAAAATCGACTTAGGCGAAAAACCGCGAACTCATATCAAGGTGATTGGTAATGCTCGTATCCCAACTCCCGAAATGGGAAAGGAGATAAAAAGCGGCTCAATTGCATTATTTTCTATAGTAGGTATAAAATAAATGCAAATCACCGCGCGCCTGACTGACAACGTACAACTAGGCTTGAATAAACTGGGTCAGATGATCCCTGAGATTACCGACGACGAGATACAGAAGGGCCTGGAGCAGGCCGAGAAAGAAGCTAGTGGCGGCTATCCAGGTGGTTCGTATTCTGGCTATGTCGTGCCGCCTCCGCTGCGGTCAGGCTATGTACGCACGGGGCGCTTTGGGCAATCTATGACCTGGATACGCGAGGGCCGTTCGTATCGGATCAAGTCGGATCACGAGGCCGCGCGCTACATTGTTGGCGATGGGCGCGGCGAGGGGCAGGCCAGTATCCATCGTGGGCGCTGGCCGGTGGCGTATCAGGTTATGCTCAAATGGGTGGAAACGATGGTTGAGAATATCCGCAACCGCATCCGGCGCGGCGCGGAGGCGGTGGGACTATGAGCCAATTAATTGTCACTGAAGAATTGCTCGAAGATGACACATCTCCCCATTATCAATTCGCGCGGGATGCCCTTGCCAGAGAATTGGCGGAACGTTATTTTAGAGAGGCTGACTGGATATTCTATTGGAAGCCCATGATTGAAAAATTCGAGAATTGGGCTGACAGCCGGGAAGCAGTTGGCCTATGAGTGAGACACGCGCAGCCTACCATGTGACGCCAATGACTACCACGATTTCCGTCATCCCGGAAACGGATTGGGAACTCCGGCTGTGTGAGATTGTGCGCCTATTGCGTTCCCAGAGAAAAGACGCTATTATTCTCTATGACCAGCGGACGAACACTCTGCGGGTCGCGCCATTCGTGCAGGTGCAATCGCTAAAAGCCGAATAGCGCCAGCAATACCAATCTCATATCACGAGCCTGCGGGCCGTCGCTTGGTCAAGCCGAGCGGCGGCCCTTTTTGTTTTGGAGTAACTGAAAATGCCGTATCACCTGAGCGAAGATGGCCTATGTGTAATGAAAGACGGCGACGAAGAGCCGGTCAAATGCCATCCCGACCGCGAAGCCGCGATGGCGCATATGCGCGCACTCATGATGAATGTCCCGGATACGGCCAAAGCGGGAATGGATATGGAGCAAGCGAAGATGCACCTTGATGCGGCCTTGAAGCTGCATCAAGCGCACATGGATGGAACCGAGCCAACTAATGAGTCCAGCCAAAAGAAACTGATGGCTCATATCAAGGCCGCCTTGGCCGCAATAGGCATGGAAATGCCGAGCGGAATGACGGACGCGAAAAAAGCTATCGAATATGGGACATCCGCATTGAAAGCAGGCGCGCGGCACTCGACCGGCGACATCAAAAAGGGACGCGGCGTCAAAAGCAAAGCGCGCGAGATCGTGCAGGACATGGAAGACCTGGGCTTCCCTGATGAACAGCAGGTCGGCAATCCAGGAGATGCACCAGCCGCGAAGGGCGATGATCTGCCCGATGTTGCAATTACGCTCCCGCATTTCGCCAGCGTCAAAGCAATCGGGAAACGAAAACTCGAACTCAAGGTGGCGTTTGGTGGTCCTAAAAGCGGCAAGGATAGGCAGGGTGAATTCTTCGATGCAATGACTGATTTTGACGAGGAGAATTTCCCATCCCCGCCGGTTACGCATTATCACGGCTTTGACAAAAATGGACGCCCATCAGGAAAACCAATCTTTGTCGGCAAAACCGTAAAACGCGAAACGCGGGCGGACGGTCATTATCTAATCGTTGATCTGAATAACAGCCGCCACGCCGACGATATTTACAATGCAGCCCTCAAAGGGAAAGCCGTTGTATCTCCCGGAACAGTCCCACACCTAACGCGCCCCTTACCACGTCGTAGCGATGGACATCTGGATTACTGGCCTATCGCAGAAATCGCAACGTGGGAATACAAGCCAGGTGCGGAACCAGCCAACCCCTGGTCGGTCGCTAGTTTGCCGGGTCTCAAATCAATCTATCGGGAAGCGGGCCTGGACTTGCCCGCATTGTTGAATACAAACGACAGCGCAACGCCACAGGCCACAGGGACAGAGAGTCCGGCGGAGCCGAGCGCGACCAACTTAACGAAAGGAATCTTAGACATGGACGAGAAAGAACTTACCGCCCTGCTCGATAGGCGCGACGCCGAACGCAAAGCACAGGAGCAGGCTGAAATCGACCGCAAGGCGCAGGAACAGACCCGCATTGACGCGGCTGTGAAGGCCGCCGAAGAGAAGGCTGCGAAAGAACTGGCGGCTATGAAGGCGCAGTACGTCGCCGCCGGGCGTCTACCGATGGGCGATCCGAACGGTGCGCCAGCCCAGGCTCGCTTCGCGGACACGCGCAAATACGACGGCCTCGGAATGGGAGACCTGGCTTTTGCGGCGGGAATTTTGGACGCCGTAAAGCGCGGCGACGCATCGAATCGGGGCGCATCTGTCGCAATGCTCAAGGCGCTGGCAATCAAGGTTGCCGAAGATAAGACCGAAATCGGCATGGAAGGGCGCGGCGCGATGAAAGCGGTTGGCCTTGATCCGGGCGAAGTGCTCAATGCCGCAAAGGCCGACGAGTTGAACTACTCGACTCAAGCGGGCTATGGCGACGAGTGGGTTCCGACAGTTTGGAGTCCGTCGTTGTGGCTGAATGTGCGCGCCATGACTTTCGTGCTGGAGAAAATCCCGCAGAGGAGTTACGACGTACCGGGAGATACGTTCACCTACCCGCTGGAAGGGGCTGACCCGACGTGGTACCTGATTCCGCAGACGACCGACATTGATTCTACCAACCGCCGCCCGAACGCGACTATTGGTGACTCAAAGGTGGCTACGTCGAGCGTCAACGGCACGTTCTCCAAAGTCGGGGCACGCATCCTGTTCTCCGGCGAGTTCAGTGAAGACTCGCTCATCCCCTGGGTTCCGCAACTGCGCGCGCAAACCGAGCGCAGTTTCGCCGAGCAGATGGAGCACTTGGTCATTGACGGCGATACTGAAACTGCGGCGACGACCAATATCAATCACATCGGCGGCACGCCCACCAACACCGGCACGAAGCGCGATTTGTTCCTAGCCCTGAACGGCTTCCGCAAATCGTGCCTGGTGACCACCACAGCCAACAGCCGGTCGGGTTCTGGGACTCTCGTTGACACCGACTTCATGGAGACGGCCTGGCTATTGGGTGCAGCGGGCCTGATTGGAGGCGATCCGACTAAGGTCGATTTCATCGTCGACCCGAACGTGAGTAAGAAGGCCGCGTACCTGGCATCTGTCAAGACGAAGGATGTCTTTACTACCGCGACGCTGGAAAACGGCTTGCTACGGGCTATCTGGGGCTACAAGGTTTTCACATCCTGGTTCATGCACTGGCGCTCGACGACCAACCCACGCGAGGCGAATACCGCCGGGAAAGTTGACCTGACGACTCAGGCCAACAACACCACCGGCGCGATTTTGGCGGTACGGTGGGATCAATGGTTCTTCGGCTACAAGCGCCGCATGGTGATGAAGTTACAGGACATCCCGGATAGCGACGCACAGCAACTCATTGCAACGGCGCGCGTCGGTATGTTGCAGCGCGATACGGAGGGTTCGGCCATCACTTACAACGTGGGCATCTAAGCCTACTGAGTAACCCGGCAACGATCACCCCGGCGGGGGCAACTCCGCCGGGGCTTACGAAAGGGTAAACATCATGCCAGTTGATCCGCTCTACAAATCCCCGAACGCCAAATTTAAGATCGCGCGCTCGCAAGCCTTTGACATTGACAACGGCGCGGGCACGACCAAAGATGACTGCATTCTGCGTCACTCGAAGGCCGTTATTATCTATAGCGCGCGCAAAGTTTACACAGGCGCGACAAGTGGCACAGTCGCCGCCGGAACCATCCAACTCGGAACGACCGTCGGCGGTGAAGAGATCGTGGCGGCGGCGGCTTATGGGAATTCTAAAGCCGTAGGCGTCAAAGAAGCCCTAACGCTCGTAATCACAGAAGTTGCCGCCGATACGCCGATCATCGCGCGGCATACGGGCGTGGCCGCAACGGCGGCGGGTGAAGCCTACGTCGAAATCGAATACGCAGTCAAAGACGACTAGGACGGTGTGCCATGAATAAGGCATTTACCATCCGCCACATCT